TGAGGGCGAGGCTCCGATTGACTTCGAGGGCTTCTTTCCATGCGCGATGATAAACTCATCACAAGACCCAGAAAGCGTAATACCTACATCTGACTATGTGCATTGCAAAGACCAGATTCTTGAGGTAGAGCGCCTGACGACTCGAATCTTTTATACAATCCAAGCAATCCGAGCCAATGGTATCTATGATGCTACTTTGGGCGATGAGGTTGAAAGTTTGCTTGAGGACGACTTAAAACTAGTCCCAGTGCAGAACGCGGCTGGCACAAGAGCAAGAGGCGGCTTGGCGGCTGGCATTGAGTTTATGAACGTAACGCCTTACGTTTCAACGCTTCAAGTGTTGCAAGACGCTAGACAGCGAGCAATCGGACAGCTATTTGAAACGCTTAAAGTATCTGACTTACTTCGGGGTAATAGCGATCCACGAAAAACAGCTACAGCTAACCGGCTTGAAAGTCAGTGGTCTAGCCTTGGTCTAATTGTAAGGCAAAACGAATACGCTCGCTTTATCGGTGACGGTATTGGCTTGCTTGCTACAGTTATCGCTGAGCAGTTTGACCCGGCTATGATCATGGAAGTAGCGGACGCTGATAACTTCTTACTACCTCAGCTACCTGACCCAATGATGCTAGAGACAGTTAAACAGCAAGTTTATCAGATTATCAATGACGAGGATCAACGGTGTTACAGAATAGCAGTTTCATCTGACTCGATGGTGGCTCTTGATCAAGCACAGGAAAAAGCCGAGGGGCTAGAAATGCTTAACACCGTGGGCGCGTTCTTCGGGCAGATGCAAAGCATGATTGAGCAGTACCCGCCGCTGGCAACCTTCTCGATGGCGATACTGTCTAACCTTGTTCGACGGTTCAAAGGTGGCGAAGAGGTCGAAGGGTTATTTCAAAACGCTCTGGCTACTATAACCCAGATGGCACAGCAACGTGAAGCCGCGGCTAGTCAGCAACAACAACCTGACCCGGCGATGATGCAGATTCAGGCGCAGATGCAAGCTGAGCAAATGAAAGCAGACCTGAAACGCTATGAGCTAGACGGCAAGGCTCTGATTGAACGCGATAAGCTGTTCCTAGACCAACAACGCCTAGCGCTTCAACAGCAAGAGCTAGAGATTAAGAACAACGGTCTACAAGTCGAGGTAATGAAAATACAGGCGCAAAGCGCTGGCAAGGCTGAAGACAATGAGATCAAGGCTGAAAATAATAGGATGCAGAACTTGCTTGACCTACAACGCCTTGAGCTTGAAAGGGTCGCAACTCGGCTGTCTGAGACTGAGAAATTGTTAGAGGAACGCCGGCTTAGCCAACAGCAACAAATAGAAATGTTAAGGATGCAGTTTTCTAACGAGCAAGCCGCGCTTCAGGCTCAGATGAAAGCCGCTGAGGTAGCGGCGCAACCGCAACCAGTGACAATCAATAACATTGAAACGCCGCAGGGCTAAGCGTTGGGTCAAAAGCATAGCGGTTCTTGAGTTTCGCAATAGAATTAAAACGGCTATCATGGTCTACAAAAGTATAGTATTAAGACAATAGCCTGTCTTTTATTGATATCTTAGGGACTATGAGCAAATACAAACTATTTCAATTCTGTCATGTTCAACAAAAAGTAGTACCCATCGAGGAAGTCCAAAGAGAGCGATGGGCAAGGGATCTATTTATTCAAGACGAGATGGAACCCACTCGCAATCCTCTTAATCCAAAAGAAGTATACACCTCAAAATCAAAGCTAAGACAACGCTACAAAGAGGCTGGTGTTACTGAAGTAGGTGATGCTTATGATCGGGGGTACAATCCTGACAAGGTCACGGAGCGGCACGAAAAACAAATAACTAAAAACATCATGCAACAGTTGAGGGAGAGGATAAATGGCTGAAGAAAATGACGATGTAAAAATGGATATTCGAGGTAGTTTAAGCGAGAACTTTAGCGCTGAGGATGAGGGCATATCGGCGGCTGATACCGCTATGATGCCAAGCGACTACGAAGAACAGCCGGCTGAAACTGAAGCTGAAGTTGTAGATGATTCAGACGAGCAAGAGGTTGAGGAACCAGAAGTAGAAGCACCTCGAGCAGTAGCGCCGCCCAGTGATATGAACAAGGTTGAACGCGAGGCGTTTCTTAATCCAACCGCTGATAACAGCCATATATTACAAGGTTATTTAAGCCGCCGCAGTTTAGAAACCAGGCAAGAGTATGAGCGTCGCCGGCTTGAGATTGAAAAAATACAAAGGGAGACTGAGCCTTTGCATAACGCTTATAAAAAGTATCAGGACGACTATAAGCGGCTAGGTCTATCGCCTGAGCAGATATATGAGCGCTCGATTGAGTGGGATCAAGCTATGAGAAAAGATCCCAAGAGTACCGCGCTCGAGTACCTACAAAGCTACGGCGTAAGCATTGATGATTTGCTTGAGATGGATATGCCTGAGCCTTACGAGCCGGCAAAGCAAGAAGCGAACTATTTAACAAAAGAGGACGCTGAAAAAATTGCCGAAGAGCGTGTTCAGAAAATGCTATCTGAACAGCAAGAAAAAGAGGTAGCAGTTCAGACGCTTAATCATGTACAACAGTTTATGAACACGAAGCCATTGTTTACATCTACCGATGCTCAAACCGCGTCGCAGTTGGAAGACAGGATGGCTCCGGTGGTGCAAGCCTTAAACGCACAAGGCGGGCGCTCCCCTCAAGATATACTTGAGACAGCGTACAACTACGTGGTGAAAGGCGATCCGGTGTTTGCTGATTTAGAGCGAAAGCTGACAGCGACCAAGGATATAAAAGCACAGCAAGCTGTCACAGCTAAGGCTAAGGCGGCGAGCAAAACAATATCGGGCAGTGTCGGAAGCGCTTCCCCGCAGGTGAAAGTAAAAGACATTAGAGAAAATCTAAGACGAAGGCTCAACGGTCTTTAGTCTAAAAGGGGATAAAAATGGCAAATATACAAGAGGCATTAGTAGCCACTTTGTTTGATCAAAGTGATGCTATCGCTGACGTAGTTTTACATCACAACCCAGTTCTTTCCGCATTGGAAGAGAAGGGAAATGTAGAGCGAAAGTCTGGCGGTTATGAGTTCCGAAAGCCTGTTATGTACAACGATTCCGCTGTGGGTAGCTGGTACTCGGGTTATTCTTCGTTCAATCTCACAGCGATTGATGATCTTACGGCGTTCCAGTTTGCAGTTAAGCAAGCCTATGAGCCTGTGGCAATCTCTGGACGAGATCGACGTGCTAACCGAGGTGAGGCTGAGCTTCTCGACCTAGTTGAGAGCAAAATCAAAGCCGCTGTTAGCCGACTAAAAAATACAGTAGGAACTTCGATTCGAGGTGATGGAACTGGGTCAGGTGGACTTGAGATCGACGGTCTCAAGAAAGCTGTATCGACTTCTCCATCCTCTGGAACATACGGTGGTATTGATCGTGCAACTAATACTTTTGCTCGTAACGTGGCTGTTAACACAACGCTTTCAGCCGCTAACGTTCAAGAGACAATTACTGACACAATCAGCCAAGTTACTCGCGGTGATGATATGCCTGATTTGGGTGTATGTGACCGTACAGCGTGGAAGTTCCTACATTCTTCACTAACAGCTATGCAGCGTATTCAAGCACCTCGCAAAAAGGGAGATGCTGGTTTCCGTTTGATCAGCTACGACGGTGTAGACTTCGTATTTGATGGTGGTTATGGATCTTCAGTTCTTGAAACGAACTCTTGTCGTCTGCTGAACACAGACTACTTTACGTTCGACATGGTTCGAGACGCTGACTTCAAGCCTTTAACACCAGATATGCAACGACCAGTTGATCAAGATGCTATGTTCTCGATCATCGTGCTTGAAGCTAACTTGTGTTGCTCGGCTCCACCACTACAAGCTGTTATATACGCATAAGGGGGGATGAGAGATGAGTAGATCAGGATCATTCGGAGTAAATTACGAAAAGGTATTTGCAAACGCGGACGAGGGGTTGCCGGCTAAGGTTGGAGATCTCGGTAGCGCGAAGTATGGAGACTTTGTTTTCGTGCAAGCAAGTGGCGCTATTGCGCAATATGCGTTTGTAACAATCGACGACGCAGGACAAGCGGCTGAAGCATCTGGCGACACTGGTGTTAGTCAGATCGGAGTTGCTCAAGTTGCGGCGGCTGATGATGAGTACCTTTGGGTATGGATCGGTGGAGCGCAAAGCGGTGGAACTGGATCGGGAATCAAAGGTAAAATTGCCGCTTCCTACGTTGCACTAGCAGACCTCTACACAACAGGCGTGGCTGGTGTTGCAGATGACGCATCGGGCGCTGGTGTTAAGATTGTTGGATGTGTTGCTCTAGCTAACACAACCGGCGCTGATTCGGTTGAACTAAAAGCCGTTGGGCATTTAGCGACTACCTAAGTTGGCAACAGGGGGGAGGCAACTCCCCCCGATTTTATTAGGAACATTATGGCAAGCGATTTCACACCTTCAAACCCCGGCGCATTGTTCTCAGCGTCAAAACTAGCGACCGTTACACCAAGCGATAGCACTGATCTCGGTGCTGTAAGAGCTTTGTTTGTTGGCGGTGCTGGCGTTGTCAATGTTCTAGCGCAAGGCGATACTTCTCCAGTACAAATCACAGTACCAGCAGGAACGCTTTTGCCTATATTCGCAAGCAAGGTTTATTCAACAAGCACAACAGCGACTTTAATTGTAGCAATGTACTAACATGTTCATAGGCGTAAAGGGTTTAAGCGTTGTAGGTTCAAGTGGCGGTGGCAGTAGCGCCCCCGCTTACGATTCCGATGCTCAAGCCTACATTGATGCTGTTGAGTCAGCCGACGGTCAAGCGTTAGAAACAGATGTAAAAGAAGCTTACAACAACTTCTTTGTTGGCTTAAAAGACGATGGTCTGTTTAATGACATTGATGCGTGTTGCTTAATCATGGGCGCAAGAACGATTGCGGGAGCCTTAACACCGCTAGTTTCTTCAATGCCCACGCCCCTAAACAACAACTTCGTTAGCGGTGATTACAGTAGAACTACCGGACTTCAAGGCGACGGAAGCACGAAGTATATAAACAGCAATACCTTAGCGACTGAGACAGGCACAAACGATTGCCATTTATCAATTTACGAGCCACAGTTGCATAATGACGGAAGTAACTTCTGTGCTGTTATTGGCTATCAAGACTTGAACGGAACTTACAATAACGCTTGGCAACTTGCTTATCAATATGGCGGCCTATATGTGCCGCGGGTAAAAGATTTTAACACGTTTTACGAATATGTGACGGTTCCCGGCTTTAGCGGCCTGAGTAGAAATAATTCAGCAAACTTTACATTTCGTTTTAGCAGTCAAAGTCAAACAAAGACTGCGACAAGTAGTAACCCACCTTTTCTCACACCGCTGTACGTAATGGCTCAAAATCATTACGGCGTTGGCCCAGAACTGCACACAAACGGAAAACTATCATTTTACTCGATAGGGGCAAGTCTCAATTTGGTAAATCTTGAAAGTCGGGTAAAAACTTTAGTCAGTGAAATTGGAGCGGCTTTGCCATGACCTTAGAAGATTTAATACCCGATTTACCGCTCAGTTACGCGCAAGGAAGTACATACGGTCTGGTGTTTGCTGTAGATGTAAAGATGCGTTTGGACGAGATACAGCAAGAGCATCCACCTACGAATTACGCCACACCTGTAGAAACAGCAGATGGACGTTACATACTACACGGCGACTTGCTTAGTGAAGTGGGGCCAGATGGAATGTTTGCAGGAACATTCTCTTATTTAGATCAATCACGTTTTAATGAGGTCGAAGTTCTTTCGTGGGCTGATGCACAAGCCTTACTACCGCCAAGACCCGATCCGGTTTAGAGCTTGTCGCACACTCAAATATTGTGAATAATATACAAAACTAACCTATATTGAGGGAGGGAACCATTATGGTCGATTGGTCGCATGTTACACAAGAATTACAAAATCAACAATCAAGTGGACGACGCGCAAATGTGAAGTTCTTCGTCGCTTACAATCTTAATCCTGTCAAGTCAGCAAATGAGGGAAAGCCTGTTTATGATGAAATAGAATCTATTTCTATTAAGTTTCCGGGCATGGATGAAACTTGCCGGCGTGTCGAGCAACAAGATAAATCTAATTATAGTAAAGAGTGGGAAGCCTACAAAAGCAATACTGAAGCGATAGCGGAAGGAACACCGCTAGTCGAGTGGGCTATGTTGCCGGCTTCCGCCGCTAAAGAGCT